AATTAATGTTCGTAGATTATTGATTAACTTAAGAAAGTTCATCGCATCTACATCTAAATTCTTAGTATTTGAACAAAATACTGACGCACTTAGAAACAGATTCCTAAATATTGTTAATCCGTTCCTAGAACAAGTTCAATCAAATTCAGGACTTACAGCGTTCAGAGTAGTAATGGACGAAAGCAACAACACACCAGATGTTGTTGATAGAAACCAATTAGTTGGACAAATATTTATCCAACCTACTAGAACAGCAGAGTTTATTGTATTGGACTTCGTAGTTCAACCAACAGGAGCAGCATTCCCAGAATAATAGGAATATTGATTAAGAAAAACCCCCGACACTCTCGGGGGTTTTTTGTTTGTGATATGACTGAAAGAAAATTTGAGAGTTTAACCACCTAACTCACAAGGGTTGTTTCTAATCTCGTGAAACCCTACATAACCCTGACGGTTCCAAATATGTAGTCACCGACAACCCACGACTTAATAGGTTCTTACGATTACGATATTAACACCTATTTTGGATAAATCGCAAAGGTATCTGCGTATTCTGCCAAACAATGATATTGGTTTCTACGATAACCATATTGTGGTTTGCTACCACCACGATACCTAATTCTAAAACCACCAGTCATCATTATTTCTCTAATAACTGGATTAAATCTAAATCTCATAGGAATACCCTTATAAAGAGCTACTTCATTATAATCATCATTATTATAATCATCAAGATTTAATCTTGGTTGATTCTGATTAGCTTCATATAATTCCATAGGATTATGAGCATATCTATAATGAGTAATAGTATGAGTTCCATTTTCTACATACTCACCAGCATCATTATAATACCCATAATTATTTGGGATTTCCCTTGTTACCAAAGTATCTTGGTAATCTCTCATATAAATACCTTCGGTATCAGTCGTAATTATTTCATTATTTTCAATCATATTTTTCCTTTATCAATTAACTTACACTATAATATACAAACTCTTTTTGTAAAAGTCAAGTCTTTTTTTAATTAATTTTCGTCTTCTTCGTGGTTATCTCTTTCGTAAACTTCTTCTTCACAATCATCACAAAGGAAAAATCCGTCTATTTCAACACCACATTCTTCACATAATATTTCATCAATCATACTATAATATACAAACAAAAAATGACAATGTCAAGTAAAAACTTCAAAAAAACTTCTAAAAAGATATGTGTATAACCTAACACTTTTTTTGATTTCATTATATTTATTACTGAAGTAAAAAATTTATAGGAGAAATAAAGTGGCATTAATAGACCCAAATGACATATTCTTTACACCTTTTGAACCTAAGACAAAAAATAGGTTTATTATGGATATTGATGGGATACCAGCGTTTTTAGTAAAAACAATGGCAAGACCAGCATTACAATTTGAAACAATTACTCTTGACCATATCAATACAAAAAGATATGTAAAAGGTAAAGCAACTTGGCAACCAATTAGTATAACTCTATACGACCCTATTGTACCAAGTGGAGCACAATCAGTAATAGAGTGGATTAGATTACACCACGAATCAGTAACAGGTCGTGATGGATATTCAGACTTCTATAAAAAAGATATTACTTTTAATGTATTGGGGCCAGTCGGTGATAAAGTTGAAGAGTGGACTTTAAAAGGTGCATTCATTACAGAAGCAAACTTTAATGAGTTAGATTTCGCATCTTCTGAAGTAGCAGACATTTCATTAACTTTACAATACGACTACGCAATACTACAATTCTAAGGAGAAAGTTATGTGGGCAATATTTAAAGATAATAACGATTACAATGAAAAATCAATCATCGGTTTCGCATCATTTACAACAATGGTGTTATTCGCATTAGTCGATTTAGGAACAGGTATTGCGGGAAAAGATTTAGTCATTAATGATGTAATCTTTAATTCATTTGTATTCGTAACACTAGGTTCTTTCGGTATCGCAGGTGCTGAAAAAGTTCTTGGTGGAAAAAAATAGTTATTAATTCTTAATTATCAAGGAGTAAACAATGGCTGAAAATCAGTATGGTTTTCCTACTGAAGTTCTATCTTTACCTTCAAAGGGATTATTGTATCCCGAAGATAGTCCTTTGCGTAGTGGAACAATAGATGTTAAATATATGACAGCAAAAGAAGAAGATATATTAACATCACAAAACCTTATTACACAGGGAGTAGTGATTGAAAGATTATTACAAAGTGTTATCGCAGACCCAAAAGTTAAATTAGATGATTTATTAATCGGTGATAAAAACGCATTAATGGTAGGAACTCGTGTTTTAGGATACGGACAAAACTATGATGTAATGATTATAGACCCAGAGACAAACGAAGAAGTAGAAACTTCAATTGATTTAAGTAAATTGGAACATAAAAAAATAGATGAATCATTATTTGTTAATGGAAACAACTTTGAATATGAATTACCTAATTCAAAAAGAAAAATAGGTTTTAAACTTTTAACACATAAAGATGAAATGGCAATAAATCAAATACTAAAGTCATTTGAAAAGGCAGAAAAACTAACAGGTGTTTCAAGTGAAGTAACAACTAGGTTAAAATATCAAATAAGTTCAATTGATGGAAATACAGAACAAAAAGAAATTGATAATTTTGTTGATAACGAATTCTTAGCAATAGACGCAAGAGAATATCGTAAGTATGCACAATCTATTACACCAGATATAGATTTAACTTTTAATTATACAAGTGGGAACGGAAATACAACAAAGGTCGGAGTTCCTTTAGGGCTCGACTTTTTTTGGCCAGCCGCCAGAGAATAGGGCGGCAATTCACGAAGAACTCTTCAACATAGCCTATTATGGAAATGGATTTAATCATTCCGAACTCTATCACATGCCCTTACCACTTCGTCGTTTTTATGCAGATAAATTAGTTAAAGCAAAAGAATTAGAACAAAAACAATACGATGATATGGTAAAAAAATCAAGTGACCCACGACTTGTTAAAAATTAATTTTTTTGATATTTATTACTGAATAAATGGAATATATCTATGGCAAACTTTAAAGTAAAAAACAAAAAAATCATACCAGAATTCGTTGGTTCTCTAATGAAAGCGGTTGCTCGTAGAGGAGCATCTAAAACTCTTAAAACATTAGAACGAGACCCGATAATAAAAAAGTCATTTGATAGAATTAGACAAATTGATAAAGACTTACAGGTTCATATCGCTAAAAAATCAAAAGAAGACCCGGATTTTAAAAAAAGATTTGATGCTACAAAAGATGCTATAAGAAATTTATAATCGTTTTTAATAAATACACAATCACTATATGGCACCAAAAACCAAAAAACAAGTAGAGCAAATTACATTAAATGAATTGATAAACGAGGAATTATCAACTAGGACGGATACACTAAAAACTCTTAACGAGGAATTTAAAGTTCTGGACGACATTAGTAATTTATTCAATGAAAATATAAAAGCAAATAAAAAACAAGCAGATGTCATTGGTGATATCGTTGATGCTACAAAATCCGTTTTAGAAATGGACAAGGACATCACAGAGGAAACTCTTACTCATACAGACTTACATAAATTAGAAAGAAGAATGATTCGTGAGGGTGTTCAAGATACTGGTCAAATAATCAATAAACTAAAAGAAAAACAAGAGGTTCAAAAACGAGTCAATAATGTAATTAATCGACAAGCCAGTATGTATAAAGCTATTGGAGATTCTATTGAGAATGCAATAAAACGAATACCGGTGATAGGTGGTTTATTGTCTGATGTATTTGGAGCAACTGGACTCGGTGATGAGATGAATCAAGCGTTTAGAACTATGATACAGCAGCAATCAAATAGTCCAGATGGATTTAGAGCTTTTCTTTCTGGCGCTAGTGAGGAAGCAGCGGGTAGTTTTGCAAATTCTTTAATATATGACCCGAGTTTAGGTGCAGAAAAAGGTGGTGGTGGTCGTGGAGGTGGTTTTGCTAGTCAAAGAGTTTTAAGAAATCTTTTAAGTGGGCCAATATTAGCATTAGCAGGTCTCGGAGCAGCATTTGGTGTTGCATTGGCCGGTGGTTTAGAATCTATGACATTTACAGCAAAACTTAAAAGAGTTTTTGCCAAGGGAGCGTTCGACGGATTAAATGAAGCATTCGGGACAATAGATAGAGCCACAATTCGTAATTTAGGAGGTATCAGATTATTAGGATTAAGATTTGGTATAGCAGCATCTGAATCTGCAAAGGTATTACAAGTTCAAACAGAACTTTCTGGTATAACAGATAAACAAGCTAGAACTATACAAACTCAAATATCTAGGTTTGCAAAACTAAGAGGTGTATTACCAAAAGATATTATCGCAGACATAGCAAACAATACTGAATTATTTGCTAAGTTCGCAAAAGATGGTGGTATGAACATTGGACTAGCAGCAGTCCAAGCAAAAGAATTAGGATTAAGTTTATCTACGGTTGAAAATATATCCACTAGTTTATTAGACTTTCAATCCAGTATAGAAGGTGAGTTAAAAGCATCTTTATTAATAGGTAGACAATTAAATTTAAATAAAGCAAGAGAATTAGCATTAGCAGGAGATTTGGCAGGATTACAACAAGAAATTGTTAGACAAGTTGGTTCAGAAGCGGAACTAAATAGATTAAATATAATTCAAAGAAAAGAATTAGCACAAGCCCTTGGTATTACAGTACAAGAACTTGGTAGATTAGCAGGTGGTGAAGTTGATTTAGGGTCTGCTGATATTCGTAATAATACAGAAGCAATGGACAGACTGACACAAGCACTTATTGCAGCAACCATCGCTGGTGGTGGTCGAATAATGTCAAGATTTGGTGGAGCAGAAGGAAGAATCGCAGATAATTTAAGAGCGATTGGTTTTGGTGGGGGATTAGCAACTGGTGCAAGTAGAATTGTAGGTGGCGCAGGTATGTTATTGGGCGGTGCTGGTGTTGTTTTAACATTGGTATCATTAACAAGAGCATTAATTGCAGCAGTTAGAGATGGTAATGAAAATACGAAACAAATGGTTCAAAATAGTAAAGGAAAACAATTCTCACCATTTACAGAGGGATTAACTTAATATGGCACTTATAGATAAATTATTCGACTTATCAGATACATCAGTATTTAAAAAGAATTACCAAAAAGTTGGTGGAACTAATACTGAATTAGGAGAGTTCCAGGTAAAACAAGGAGATAATACTGGTCGTGATTCTAAATTAACTGAAAAGAAATCAGATTTACAATTAAAAGAAGAACCACCAAGAAGTTTACCACCAGAAGTCAAAGGAAGACAACAAGCATTAGAAGCAGTTGAAGATGTTGGTGTAGGAAAAACAGCGTTATTTGTTGCAAAACAATTTGGATTACATAGATTTAATGCACAAGAAGATACCAGAGTATATGACCCAACTGCATTAGCACAAAATTTAGTAGTTCCAACTGACAATTTTATTGATGGAAAACTTTTCGGTGGACACGAAGAAGAAGATATTGATGTCAAGGTAGGTCAGGGTATTTCATATGTAAAACCAGGTGATAATCAAAAACTTGGAATCAATGTTGTGTTGAATAGGGATAAAACACCTACCAGTAGACAAAAAGGAAAAATAAAAATAACTTCAGATGATGTTTCTTACAATATGAGAAATATAAAAGATTCCAGTAATGACGGAGGAGCCACTTTCGGTAAAAATTTTGAAAAATTATCACCAAAAGATTTACCAGAAGATTTTATTAAATTTAGAATAAAAGACCAAATCAATGGAAGAATAATACAATTCCCAGCATACTTAACAGACATCACGGACAACTCATCAGCAGAATATAATCCAACACGATACATTGGTAGAGCAGACCAAGTATTTGTTTATACTGGATATTCAAGAAGTATTAGTTTTGGATTTAGAGTTGCAGCACTAACTCGTGGTGATGTTCCGGTTATGTGGAATAAAATTGACCACTTAAAACAATTAGCATTACCTACATACAAAACAGATGTTTTAGATGATGGAGAACCAAGACCAGTAGCACCATTTGTTGATTTAACGATTGGTGATTTATATGTTGACCAACCAGGATATTTTTCAGGAATCAACTTAACGATACCACAATCATCTAATTGGGAAACCGAGGACGGATATCAATTAACACATCTTTGTGATATATCATTAGAATTTACTTATGTTGGAAAAGCATTACCACAAAACAGACGAGAAGGTGAAAGAGGAACACCACAATTTGATATGAAAGAAATAGAATAATGGCAAGATATCAAGACACACTAATAAGAAAAGATAGAAATAAAAAAAGATATTTATCTACTGAGGACTATCCAACAATTTCTAAAAAAGATACAGATATACTAATCACAGGTAGATATGGTCCC